CAATCATTTCGTCTGCTGCTTTATTCCAGTCTTGTGCATCAACCCCGGCTTTCATACCTTTGAACTTAGAAAGTCTAGGTCTTCCCATATTGAACATCATGTTGGCAATAATTAGTTGGACTTCTTCCGGCAAGACATTAAAGTCGTTGTACAATCGCTCGCAATCTGAGAGCACGATTTGGACGTCTGAATTGAAGGCTTCAATAACTCGATCCTCTGAGACAGCTGTTCCAATTTCTTGTCCGTACTCTGGATCAGAATCAATAACCAAATGCCCAATCCCAAAAGTAGCATAACCCAGGTGATCGTTGTAAATTTCATGCTTAACTCCTTCATCCAATTCAAGTTCTTTTCTTAATGTTTCTATATTCATACTATACCTCCTATAAATTAGTATTTATAATAAAAAAGGCGGGAAGAACCCGCCTAATTTTTCATTTGATTATGATAAGTAATCGTTTTCTTCTTCTGTGTATGGCCACATTTTAGTACTTACCGTGATATTCATTAATAGTACGATCATTCAATCTTTGGAGTATTTGATCATGCTCTTTCTGATGATGAAAGCCAAGACCTATAAGATCCTGAGCAACACGTCTATTGGCTGCCATTTGTCTATTGTACTGAATAGTTGATAAAGTGCGTTTGCACCAGGTTGCAATTGCGTCGCATACCCGGCATGTGACTGTACTTACAGTCTGAGTTAGAGTTGTCATTTATTTTTCCTCGTTATTAATTAATTTTAATTTTACGAGGTCGCTTCTCTTCTGGTAGAACTACTTTTAAATTAACAGTAAGGATTCCATCCTGAATGTCAGCACCGTCTACTTCTGTATATTCAGACAGTCTAAATGACCTATTAAACTTTCGAGCACTGATACCTTTATGAACATAAGCGTCTTGTTCTCTACGCTTTGGTCTATCACCAATAATCGTTAACACATGATCTTTTATTTCAATATCGATATGATCTTTCTTGAAACCGGCTACTGCCATCTCAATCTCATACGTCATCGCATCATGCTTAACTACGTTATATGGTGGATAGGTATCTTTCGCGTGGCTATGAATATTTTCTAGCTGGTCGAAAATGTGATCGAAACCCAAAAAAGCGTTTCTTGGATAAATAAAGTTCTTAGTCATAATTGCCTCCTATTGACTAGCAAGGTTAAACGAGTCCCGGTCATCGGCGACTCTATAATATATATAATACTTTTTTTTCAAATGTACATAGCCTGTACAAACTTTTTTTACTTTGAACCATTTCCTATGTTGTACTTTGGACACAGGTTCCAGTCGTCTTTATCTTTAAAAGATATAATCTTAATTTGTCTTAACGGCGCAATTGGTTCTAGCTTTGTAGCTTTATCAATTTGTAGTAAACCCCAATCACTCATAAGAGTTGCGATTGTATTTCTTCTGGCTACATCATTTTCTTCTAAGTTAGATTTCTTTCCATCGAGCAGGAAAAGTTCTTTAAAGTGCACGATAAAATATCTGCCTTGTTTGTGAAGTATATGACATGATTGATAGAGTTTATTGTCTTTACGAGATGCTACACCAATACGTGTTAATGTTTCTCTTATCTTTAAAAAATCATCTGGCTCATTCAATGTGACTTCCAACATATTAGCTGGAGCCCATTCTACTATATTACTTTCTTCCACCGGTCATTACCTTATTTTTCAATTCATTAATCTGATCAGTGGTTAGGAGAGATAATACTTGGCGGGCTTTTTCATTACTATAGCCATAATATTTTTTTACTGCTTCCAAATCACTTACAGTTTCTGGCTTATGCCATTTAGAAAACCTTTTACGTTTTCTAACTATATTTATAAAAAAGTCAAATTGTAAACGATTGTCAAGGTGGTGGTTGCGATTCATTTCATTTGCTGCAAGAACTGTATCTGGAAAGTATGATAATTGTCTATTAATCATATACGGAGCATATCCTTTTTCCGCCACATCATCAATCATTATATCTTTCTTGGTATAGTTAATTGCATTTACATATTCAAAAGGGTTCATAATAAACTATCTACTCTCTGTGCATCGGTAGTTTCAAAGCTACTGTTAAATGATATTACTGTTTTTTGTTTTTCAGAATTTGTATTGGACCTATGTATTATATAGGCAGGAAAGGTAATTAAATCACCTTCTTCTATCTCAATTTCTTTAATTATTTTTTGATCTAAGACATTAAAGAATTCTGTCTTATTATTTTTATCAGGTAGTTCTAAATAATAAATGTTAGCAAATTGTGCTTTACCATGTGTATGCCAATCGTGTTTATCAAATTGCCAGTATTGTTGAAACCATGCGTGGTGTATTGACATTTCTTGAGTAAACATAAACTTAGATTGTTCTTGCATAATAGGTTCTATTGTATCAAAGAAAAGCGGTAAGTATGTTCTTTCATGATTTTCATCTAAGTGATAATCTGTTCTAGTGATAAATGCATCATTGTGTGTAGTAGAATCTGCTTCATTATTTTTTATAAGATACAAAAGTTTTTCTCTTACTTCGTCATGATTTTTAACTTTATTAATCAAGTAAAAGCTATTTAAATTACATACTTTCATTTTGAGTTCCTTGATACAGAGTATTAAATTCTTCTGTAATTGGCACTACCGTTGAATCCCACCAAGTTATAAATGCTTGATAGTTATTATCAAAGTATGATTCTTTTATAAAGTTTTCAACTTGCATACAGTCAAATGCCAATGATGGTTGCAATAAGTCATGTGCTGATAATAACTCACACATTGCTAATTGATTTACAAACTGATTTAACATTTCTATTTCCATTATATATCCTTTGCTATTTTTTCAGCAAGAGCCATACCCATAGTCCAACCTAAATGACCGGCTCCGGTATTAACCCATAAGCCTTTTATCTTTCCTACGATAGGTATCATATCAGGTGTCATTGGTCTTAAACATGCCCACTTGTTATAATTATCTCTTTTTATGAATGTGTTTTGTTCTACCCAATCTGCTAAAGGTTTGATTCTATCTTCACGTATATCATGATTCCATTCAGCTAATTCTGCAGTACCAGCAACTCTAAACATATTATTTGCAAATGGTGATGCTACTATTTTTCTTTCATCATCGAGTACTGATATGTTAGGACCTTCATATGCATTCTCATAAGTTATCGAATAACCTTTGATGGGGTATACATTAACTGGCACTAAGTGTGGAGTGTATGCACCAGCACATATAATTATTTCATCATATTCTTTTTTAAGATCATCTAAACTTAAAGCCATATCACGTTTACCTGATAAAAACTTAATTTCACGTGTTGGTACTATTTTATTAACTCTAATACTAAAATCATATTTAGTATCTTTCATCATATGATTACATAGGTTTTTACAAAACGCATGTATATCTCCAACTGAATCAGCTTTAGTCATTGTAGCACCAATAACATCATTTGATTTTATATTGTATTTAATAAGATTAGTTTTTGTTTCGACTCTACCCCAACCAGTATCTTTAAATTTATCAAGTGTTTTACGTGCTTTATCCCAAGACTTTTTATTTTTGTATATGTGTAGTATACCACAATCGTTATGATGAAATTCAATACCAGTTTCTTTCATTAACTTCTTCATTAATTTACGAGAATGTAAACTGTATTCTATAGTTTTACGTGTATTATGCTCATATCTATTTTTGATAGTAGCACCAACAAAACCAGCAATCCATTTAATTTTTGACCAAGACCAAACATCTGGTCTAAATGCAAGTGGAGCATCCGGTTGTGTTAACCATTTAATACCTTTAGCTATGTTTTCATAAGTGTTCCACACTTCAGCATTGCATACAGACAATTGACCGCCATTGGCATAGCTGCATTGTTCTGCAATACCATTAGGATCATATAGTCTTACTTTATGTTTTTTGGATAAAAAGTATGCTGTAGTTATACCAGCAATACCACCACCAACAATTGCTATGCGCTTTTTAGAGGGGCCCAACTTTCAACTCCGCCAACGTAGTTATCATAATCAATCTCTGCTTCTATGTGTTCTTTAGTAAGCTCAGATGTAGGAAGTTTATTTAAATGTGTATTATGCCAATACAATTGAGGAACTGTTCTATGTCCTCTTTCTCTCATGAAATCTTTAGCAAAGAGATCATAACTGACATTGACTTCTCTATATCTGTAATCCCACTCTGCGAGTTTCTTTTTCATAATATGACAATATTCACAATTATCTTGTGTGTAAAGTGTTAAGTTAATTGAATTGGACATCTGACATTACCTCCGTTAAGCATGCTACTACGTTAAGTTCGTGATCAGCAACAAAAGCATTCTTATATTGATAATCACCTAGAATTAAAACCAGTTGTGGAATAGACTGCGGAGCAACTTTCTCTGCCATCCGATCGTATATGGATCTGAAGATTGCTGCTGCATCTGTATCTATATTGTTTACAACCCAAGATCTCATCTTTTTAAAATCTTTATTTTTCAAATAAGAGAAAAGATCATCATAGTTTTTATCACTTACAACATTCACTATACCAGCATCAATGTTACCATTAACTGAATACCTTTGTAATTCATTGATAACTCTACGCCAATCTGGTGCAAACTTCATGATTAAATCTGCAACTGCCATTTGTGTATAGCTTACACCTTCTTCTTCAAGAATGTACTGACATCTTTTCATGAATTGACTTGCTATAGGTGCAAGATCTTTTTTAGATGTATTGAATTCATATACACCACA